TTTCGGAAGGCGATTAAAGAAAGGAGCTCACTCGCATCCTGTCGTGATCGTGGCAGTCTCCTCCGGAGTCTGGCGATAGTTACGTCGTCACCGGAGAAGTAGTCACCCCCGCAACTCTCCCTGAACTTACCAGTCCAGAAAGACTTGCTGGCGTTGACTCTAGCGCCTATGGCGCTTAGTGCGCGGATCACATCATGAACGTAACGGGTAGGGACGATGATATCGTCACCGAATACCCGAACCGTGCGGGCCAAGTCGTCCTTTGACAAATAGGCCCAGGAGCAGCTGTCAACGGCTCGCTCAATTGCATCGAGTGCCACAGTCGCGAAGACCAGGCTCTCAACAGGAAAGCAAACCGCTGAACCCATCGACGCAAACTTACTGAGCGGCACAATTGTGCCGTCAGGAAGTCGGGATGATTTCGACCGAGTGGCCTCCAACGCCCCCATAATAAATGGGAAACGTCGGAAAACCGCCCTGACGACATCCACGTGAACACGGTCCGACGCCTCACTCAGATCGAGTGTGGCGAGCGATCCATCATCCGAGCCTATGCAGGCTAGACGTCTATTGGTCTGCTGATCGGATAGATCAACAAACGGAGTTCCTCGAAATACACGAGAAAACTCCTTAAGGATCGCCTGTTGAGCAAACTGCCGGTAGGCAGGCTCCACAGTGATAATTCGGGCCTTGGTCGCGGTCTTAGGCACTGCCGTCACTTTTGGTAACGGCTCCATGCCGGGTTCGTGGATTGTGACATGGTCCACAGGTGCCCTAAATGGCGTTACAAAATCGCCAACAGGAAACACCCGATCAAGGCCAGTATCCCAGTCGACCAAGTCGTACTTCTCGTTTCCGAGATAGCCGTCTGCGGTCGCACCGGGGCCATGACCAGGAACCACGGCACCCAGTCGAAGGTTCTCCTCAATGGAGCTCACGTACTTCCCAAAGTATCGGGCAAACGTGAATCCTAATCGATCTAAGCGCACGGGCTCTAAGTAGAGCTCGTCCATATCCAGCTCACAGTTGACATAGTCGTCCAAACTCGCCCCGACGTATTTCTCAGGGCAAACCTCGAACAACTTCCCGACGACGCCGCAAACCTGGCGTATAGCCTGGACAACGGTAGAATCGGGATCGTCAACGACAGCTTTTCCATTGTCGCAAAAGATAAGCCTGAGCATCCCACCAAGGAAAAGTGGGTAGCCACGTCGTTTCCGGAATCCGGGGAACGGCGCAGAGGCACATCC